GTTCATATTTCGCGTTGCCGCGCCAATACCCTCCCTCATGAGGGCGCCTCTTGTCATGCCGTGCTGTGACTTGAGGTCCCTGAGTCTCATTGAGCCAGGTGGAAGGGCTGGACCGTACTGGGCGCCGCTGGAAAATACCGGGCCAGCACCGCTCCCTGGGCGCCCACCCGAGGAAAGACCTCCAGGACCCATGCCGCCAACTGGACCACCAGGACCACTCACGTTGACAACCTGCGCCTGAACATTCATCATGTTTTGTTTGAACGGGACAGCTCCGGGCATTAATCGACCCTTGACATTCTGCATTGCGCGGCCAGCTACAGCAAATGCAAGAAGTGGAGCAAGTGCTGATGTCAGGCCCTTTCCGGCAAACCCAGTAAGCAGATTTGATAGAAGTTTGAATACTTGAGTAAGTCCACTAATCATGTCATTAATTAATGGAAGAACATCAAAGAACATCATCTTTAGGTTCATGAACAGTTCAGATAGCGCTGTTATGAATCCACCAATATTTTCGACAAGCAAATCTTTCATAAGGAACAGGTTGTCCGCTCCGCCCTTAATTGCTTCCCATACTGGGTTTAATGCCCTATATAAAACGCGAGCACCATCAATTAGTGGGCGCAGGTAGTCAAGAGTTCTATTCCATCCCTTTTGGAAGTTATCCATCCAATTGCCAATTCTGTCGAACATACCAACAGCCTTGGGCAGGTATTCACGAATCATTTTGACCATGAAGTTTGAGGTTTTGTCAATCATGCTTACGAAACCATCGATATAACCATCTGTTCCGATGGTTATTTGAACAGCGCCCATGATTCTGGCGATGTCCCTCTTGAGGATGTGGAATATTTCGTTAAAGGCAACCTTTAGTGGTTCAAGAAACTGGTCACCAAAGTCTGCGAAAACCGTTCGCATCTGCGTCATATAGCTTTTTAGTTGCGCAATAAGGGTGCTATTGATTGCCCCAAATTGGCCTTCTACGCCACCAAGTCGGGCTAGTTCTCCTGAATACAGAAGTTCGGAAAATTGCTGTTTTGTCTGAACGTTTGCGGCCTTAAGCGCTTTTTCCATTTCTGGACCAAGCTTTTTAGCTTCCGCCCTAACTGCAGCCATGCCCTTCTTTGGGTCATTAAGTGCCTGAACAACAGAGGCAACTGATTGAAGTCCTTTTGCTGGGTCTTGGCCAGCTGAACCAAAGTCCATCAATGCTTTTAGCGCTCCGGTGCTTCCTGCGATTTGACGAGAGTTCATCGTCGTTGACATAATGCCGTATGCCTGGTTGAGGGCATCCACGCCAAGCGTCGCCAAACTTGCGTCAGCTTGAAGCGCCCTCATCGCCATTCGCGTCTGACTCATGGCTGAGCCAAATTCCTTAGCGCCCTTGCCTCGGTAGGCGTATATTGCGGCTTGCTGCTCACGAATTGCTGCCGATACCGCCGCTATGGCAACCACGGTTCCTGCGGCCGCACCAGCGACCAGCTGCATAGCCCCTCGATAGGCCTTCATTATCAGCTGACCAGCAACAAACACGCCGTGGACGGCAATCATGGAAGCGCCAAGGAGGCCCATTTCGATAATTACACCTTTGATGGCCATCTTGAGGAATCCACTAAGACCCTTGCCCATCATTTTAATTCCGGCGTCAACAGCATCAAAGTGGCGCTTCCAGCCCTTTGTCATGCCGTTTAGTGCGCTGCTTTGGTTCTTTGCATAATTCTGCATGCGAGAACCGCTAGCAAGGCGTTTTTCGACAGCCTCAAGAGCCTTGAGCTTGGCAATAACTTGGGTCAGCTGCCTATCGTGGGCATCTACCTTAAGTTTTATGCTGACAATCTCGTCGGCCATTACGTCTCCAGGTGAGTTTTTAATTCACGTGAGTGTAAGGGCGGCCGAGCTATGAAGCCTGAATATTAGGTCTTCTGAGTCTTCGACTGGCGCTCTTGCTCTTCGCGGTCGTTACTAATAACTGTAGCACAAGCCATCAGTATCATCCAGTCAGTGTCGTCAACGTTTAGCAGCTCCAATGGATTGACATTAAAGAGTTCTCCAAGTCTTGCTGCTGACTTGATGTAAGAATCTTCGGCTAGTTCGTCGAAGATTCCTTCGTAGGGTCCACGGCTGCCACCGTATCCGAGTAACCAGCAGCATCAAGGATTGCGAGAGCTGCGGACTCTACATGTGGGTCCACGCCGAAAAGGGCGCGAACAGCGTCAGGGACTGGACGAGTTGTTTCGGTCATCTCCAGAATCTGTGGATGTCCAAAGGTCATTTGGGTACCGTTATCGTCAAACACTTCTTCGTCATCCATGTAGATGCCAATTGTTGTGTGCCCAATAACTAGACATGCAAACTTTGTCGCATCAAGGCCATTTCTGGAGTCCTCACCAGCATTCTTACGCCAGTTCTTCATCTGGGACTGGGTAATGTTGGGGCTTACCTTCAGGCTGACACCAGGGCGTTCCGGAACAGGTAGCAAGACAATAGGTCTTTCGACCTTCTTGCTTACAATTCCGCGAAGCTTCTGGAGCTGCGTTTCCTCGTGCGACTTAGTGGACTCACGACCCTTCTTGGGGGTCTTGTTATCCTCGTTGCCGTCCTCAACTGTGAAAAATGCGTTATCACTCATGAGGTAGAACCTAGCATAGTGACATGCGCCGGAAGCGCAACTCTGTTAGTTATGCAGCGTCGACGTCAGAAATTGCGAACGTTAGGGCGAACGTAGCTGGGGCTCCAGATGAGGAGTCGCCTTCTGGCTCGGTCATTCCTACCAATAGAGCGTTTGTATAAACGCGGTCATTGGTTGGGTCCTTGATGTCACAGTCGTAAACAGATACTGTAACGTTGTAGTACGCAACACCAACGTAGCGGCGGAGCTTCTGCAACTTGTCTCCGATACCAGCGGCGGTATCAGCTGGGGTAAAGTCGTCGTCGTAGTGCGCCGTCAAGGTGATATCACCAATCTCGGATGGAGCACACAGCACCGTTGGACGTGACTTACCACCTTCGTAAATCTTCTCAACCGAAGCAGTGATTTCACCACCAGAGACCTGAGCAAAGCGGAAGTCATTCCACTTGGGCAGGTTTGTCTGGACGTTTGTCTGCTGCTTAGCGTTGTCAGTGAAGGTGCTTGGGACAATCGTCGCAAGTACTTGTCTCTGCGAAATTTTTGCCATTGCTTATTTCCTCCGATTAAACCACTGATGAGGTTAGGTTGGACTTGACGATTTCGATTTCAATCTTGTCGCCAACGCTGCTCACTCGAACACCGACAGTAGCCTTGACCAAACCGGTCGCTAGCTGAGAGGCGGGGTTGAGCGAAGCATCGCATCGTACGGTGTATCCCTGGTCAAGCTGACGGCCATTGGCGTCAAAGGCTGGGTACAGAGCGCCAATGTTGCGCATGACGGAAAGAATTGAAAGTAGTCGTGATTCGACGTTCGCGAAAATTGTGTTTCTTCCGTCGATTGCACTGAAGACGACATCTTCGATTGAGCGGTAGCACTCCGTCACGATTGAGTTAACAACATCCTGCTGTGTGATATAGCGGAAGTTGTCAGTATCTGAAGAGCATGAGCGCGCACCATAAATTCGTATGGTGTTTTGAATAACCCTCAGAGCATTCACGTAGTTCTCGTCAAGGTCATCACCAACAGTCTTATTGATGCTGGACTTGAGCCCAACTACGAAGCGAGCAACCGAGAGGAGGCCAGCCGCAGGAAGATGTGGTCCTGTCTGATTGTGAGCAAGGGCACGCTTGCCGGCAACATATCCAACTGGTGGAATGAAGCGTGTTACGCCAGGAGTTCCTGTTGGCACTTCAACCCATGGGTAGTAGTAAGCGGCGTGCTCGGCGTGGTTTTCTGTCTGTACGTCAAGAGCGGCCTGCTTGATTGTTGCAACGCTGTTGGTTTCTCCGCCAAACAGTAGAGCAATTCTGCTGTATGTGTTGGCATGGGCAACCAGTCCCTGAACAACCTCGGTAGCTGAGCTCTCTGGGCATGTTACCGCACCAGAGCCAAGAGCATCGTTGAACAACTCAAGGCTTGCTACGTAGCTAGCATCGTTAATTCCGGCTGTGTCGGAATCTCCGCCAGAGAATGCACCGTTTTCTGCAGCCAGGACTGCCGGAATGAGGGTGTCGTCCTCGACAGTTGCAGATGCATACTGAGTCGCAATAGCTGAAGAGTTGATTCTGCCAGCTGCCTGAGTCGCTGATGTCACTGTTCCTGTTGAGTAAACAAGAGCTGAGTCGTAATAGAAGTTGACCTTAAATGTTGAGCCAGGTGTTGGCTGAGTAACTTCAACTTCTAGGTTGTCTGACCAGTCTCCAGCACCATTGGCGGTGAGGGTCAGAACGTCAACTGCGCTTGCTGACTGAAGTGTGAGTTCACCAATTGCAGCAGCACTACCAACGGTTCTACCGATGTAGGCGCGTGTTCCACCCTCTTCAAAGAATGTCTCAATTGTTGGATGCAGATAAGAACCTGAAATATACCCACCAAAAATCGACTCAAACTCTGCCAGGCTCTCAACCACGACTGGTTCATCGGATGGGCCGCGCTCGGCCTGGCCGACGACAAATAGCTGTGAAGATTCGCGAACCGTCGCTGATGATGGGCCGGTTCTCACTGAAGTTGAAATGACTAAGCCAGGCATAGGACCTCACTGTTCGAGCTTTGGATTAACTCCCGTATGGTTCTAATTGTACAGATGGGTAGGTAATATTTTGTGCAACTATGAATTTAACTTTATTGCAGAAGCTGCAATCACTCTTCTGGTTCCGTTAACTCTTGATTTGGCCCGACTGAGAATGTTGTCAACTGTATTTCTGAAACAGTTCCCAATCCGACCCGTGTTACAACCTCATCAAGATTCAATGTGTATCCAACATAGGCCCCAGCCATCATTCGGTCGCCCTTTAGAAGCGTAATATCCGAGTATTCTTCACGAATTGTTCCTTCATCAATCATTGCCTTGAAGGATGTTCTTGAGTCATAAGCCTTTAAGCACGGGTAGTCAAGTAGCGAAGACCGCAGAACGGTTACGAGTCGGTCACGCATTAATGTTACGCCCTCTGAACCTTCTGACCTAACCCAAACATATGTGCGCATGTTGTAAGAAACTCTATACAGCGGGTCTGGACCATCGAATCCGATTCTGTTTATATTATTCATTGACAGAGCGACGGTGATTATTGATGGCCACTCATCTATGGCTAGTGGTTCATAACTTATGTACTGCATTGGGTCCGGCAACTGAGAGCTATCTAGGTTCCAGCCGTTCCTGTAACGAATGAGTCTGATTGGCATGTCTTGTTTTAGGTAATCCGTCACAAACTGCTTGGCAAAATGTGAACCATTCATTAGAGCTTCTGAACTCATAGCCCGTTAGCTCCATTCTTCACATACTTGGCAACCTTCTTTGCAAAGTCGTCCTCAAAGTCCCTCGGGGTAAAGACAAGCCTACGAGCTGGCATATTCTCCGTTCCGTACTGATGGAACTTTGCTATGGGATTATCAACAAAGAACGTGGCTTCGCTGTTCGTGGTTGAGTTCGCCGGTGACTGAGCCAAATCTGCAACACTGCGGAAAAGTCTTGCCGTTGGTCCAATCATCATTGGCGTTGGCTGGTTTCTAAGCTTCCATGATGCGTACTGTGGGTCAAGTGGCGGCCACGCCCCTTTCAGCATCGCTCTGGCCGATTCTGAACCCATGCTGGTGAAGTTGTTTGAGTAGGCGCGCTCAAGCTCTCTTTTACCCCAGGCGAAAACAGGGCGCATGTCATTGGCCCTATCCTGCATGTCTTGAAGGTTCTCTATCGTCTCCTCGGCGTGGACGATTACCTTGACAAGAACGTTTGCACTACGCCTGCGCGCCACGCCTAAACACGCACCCTGCGGTATTTACGCACTGATGAAAGTTCGGTTTCCAGAAAACCCGTAACCAATGGTCCAGTGTTTCTGGTGTTCAGGTCTTTGACACCGACAACATCGTCATGCATATTCTGCATTTCTCGTGATGCGGCACGGAGTATGAGGAGCTTAAGTACTGGGATGCTTGCGCCATCAAGGCCGGCAGTGTAGGTCATGGTCAGTAGGTCATCTGCGTAGCCGTAGTAGTAGTCGATACCGTACGGCCGCTGTACGTAGTCCAGCTCATTTTCAAGAACTCTTTCGCTACCAAACAGCGGCTTAACCCTTATTTCTTCAATTTCCACAATCGGGGTGTTCTTGAAGTAGATAGCTGGTGGTGGGTCCGCATACTGGGTGGCGTTCTGTCTTGGGCTAGATGTTGTGAATGATTCGTTATAAACATTGTCATTTGCCGTAAGAAATGTCCCCATCGGAACACCGGTATGCATTGCATCAAGCCTGTACTGCTCAACAAACTGAGTCGGCTCTATTGGTCTACGCAGGAATGCCTCAAGCTCACTCTGAAGTCCGGCAAGAACAAGTGTTGCGGCATCTTCCTGCCGCTGAGTGAACGAGATGTCCATATAGTTTCTGATTTCTGAAAGTGAAACAATCATGACACCTCGTCAAGAGATAGAAAAAT